GCCTCGGCCACCGTAGACACAGCTTCCCCGGTCCGAGAGGTTTCCTCGGTATTGCTCATCACATGATCCTGTGTTGGTTCTGAGATCGTCCCAGGCGCTACATCTGCGCCAACTCCCGGCGTGCGGCCTTGATGGTCGCCGCCAGTTCACGCAGGTCCGTAGCGTCGGCCAATTCGCCCTTCGCCCCGATCCGCGCACTGGGAAGCATCGGGAACGTCACGAGTGACACTTCCCACAGCTCCAGTTCCCTCAAGAGCCGCTGGCCCTTGTCATTCTTGACCGCCTTGACGGTCCGGTATCCGATGCTGAGTCCGTCAATCGCGTTCGCCGCGATCAAAGCTGCTGCCTCGCGCGCACGGGCGACCGTTTCAAGGAGGCGCCCTTTCACATAAAGGCCGCGCCCGTCCTCGCGCACTTCATCCCATACGCCGATCGGCTGCGCGGGGTCGTGTTGCCAGAGCATCTTGACCTGCCGCCCGCTATTCCCGAGTGCGACGAGAGACTTGGCATATGCGCCCGGCTCGACGATGTCGCCCCCCTTGTCTTCGTCGCCGAACAGGCTAGCGTAGCCTTCGATGATCGTGCCTTCGGCAACTGTCAGGCTGTCTCCGAATGTGCAGAATTTTTGTTCAAGTCCGCTGTGTGGGGTCATTGCGCAACTCCTTGAGAGAGGGGGATCGTCGGGCACTGACACCAAGCCCCTGTTCGGCTGATTATCCATTCAAGACGCTCCCTTGCATGACGAAGGACATGAACCCGCCCAGAATCGCCGCGATGATCAGCCAGACAAGCCGTGAAATATGTCCGTCGATCTTGTCCAGGCGGCGGTCGATCTCGTTGAACCGTGCCCCCATGAATTTGCGTTTCTCTTCGCTCACGGCCCGGTCTGTTTCGATGGCGCCGAGATGTGACTCGACGGCAGAAAGCCGTTTTTCGAGGTGCCGAAACATTGCCTGCGTGCTTTCGAACGGCACATAAGGCGGCTTGTCGCCAAGGGTGGTTGTATTGTCCGTCACTCGGCATCCTCCGCCTCGGTTGGAAGGCCGAGGATCGTTCGTTTTTCCGCCCGTGTCAGAAAATCTGCGGCGACAACGCGATTCCATTGTGCATCGCGTTCAGCGGCAAGCGCCGGAACCTGATCGAGGTCGGGAGAAAGCTCGAGTGCATCGACCGAAAATCCGGAGAGCCAGTCCGACAAAGTGGCGCTGACGCGCGCGGCCAAGGGCAGGATCGTCAGGCGATAGAATGCGCGATTTGCTTCCTGATAGTTGGCATAGGTCGCGTCACCCGGAACACCCAGAAGCATCGGAGGCACACCAAAGGCCAAGGCGATCTCGCGTGCCGCGTTCTCTTTGGTCTTCTGAAATTCCATGTCTGATGGGCTGAACCCCATTGGCTTCCAGTCGAGCCCGCCTTCCAGCAGCATGGGCCGGCCAGCATTTCGGGCACCCTGATGGTGGCTTTCCATCTCGCTTACAAGGCGGTCGTATTGATCCGAACTCAGGCTGCCTTGACCGTCGGTGCCGCGATAGACGATCGCGCCCGACGGGCGCGCCGCATTGTCGAGCAGCGCCTTGGACCATTTGCTTGCGCTGTTGTGTACATCGACCGCCTGTGCCGCCGATTGAAGCGGGGAAAGACCATAGTGATCGTCCTGAGGATGAAAGCTTTTCAGGTGGCAGACGCTTGGGTGGCCTTGGCTCACGTCAAACCGATGCTTTCGGCCACTGACGTTGTATTCATAGCCCATCGGCCATCCGTCCGCGCCGGGGATCACGCTCATCCGGTCCGAGCGGAGAATGTGAAGCTCGACCGGAAAGCCCGTTTCCTGCCCGACCGCTTCCACGTATCCATTGCCGGTCAGCAGAATTTGCCCGTAAAGCGCCTCAAGAAGTTCGGCGCGGCCCTGCGCCGGATTGGGGCGCCGCAACAACGAAATGAGAGGATGCTCACTATAGCGTTGGGTCCTATCCTGAAGCACCAGTGGAAGGGCTGCGGCGGCCTCGGCGATCATCTTGACACACCGAAAGCCCACGGGATTTCCGCTGAAGGCATTCCGCGTGAGGCTGGCCGTGTCGCGAGGGGTCCACGCGACGCGGCCCACGCCGTGCCACGCCATGACAGGCCCCGCCGCGCTGGCCTTGGCTTCCGGCGTAATAGCCTCTGCGGAAGTCTGGCGAAAGAAGTCGAGGATCATGCGCTGCTACTCCTGATGAATGTCACTGGGTGCCTGACCCGTTTGAAAGCATTCCAGCCTGAAAAGTTTAAGAAATCTGAATCACACCGCGCGCACGCTCGGACGGCGCCATTTGGCGGATGGCTCGATGATCAATTCGTGCAGAGCCCAGACAAGGGCGTCCAACCGATCAGGGCTGCCGCGGCCCTCATAACCCATTGCCGTCATTGCGCGCATCTGGTCCTCCAGACGTTCCAGATCTGACCCATGCGAAATCCGTCCCTGCTCATAGAGTGCGGCAACGGGCTCTGCTCGGGCCGTTTTGCCGCGGCTGGCGTGAACGGATTTGAACGGTATCAAGGGGTCGATCTGGCGTATGACCGTCTCGACCAGGTCGCCCCCCTGATTGACTTCGGCGACAAGTTTGTCCGCGCCGAATTCTTCCATCGCGCGGACTGCGGCCCCGGCCCAGCCAGACGGGCTTTCTCCGGTCACGCTCCGGTCAGCAAGGACATGGCCACGCCATTCCTGAACCGCCCCCTTGCAGACCACGCCGGCGACAATGATACCGCATTCGTCCGAACCTGCGTGTCCCGTGACCGGCGGGTCCACCGCCACGACGATCCTGTCGAGGTCGGGGGGGCTGTTCACGCGGGCCGTGTCCAGCATCGGCAGGGTCCAGAGTGCGCCTTCGGTCTCGTCCAGAAGAACACCGTCCAGTTCCTGTCGTCCCAGCCGGGTGCCGGCATACCTGGCCCTGACCTCTTCGAGGAAACTATCGGCAAGGTTGGCACGATTGGCTTCTGTGGGGGCGTGGGTGGCCACCGTCGTGGCGGCCGTGAGTATATCCTTCAACACCCCCACATTGCGCGGTGTCGTGGTGATGCAGATCCTCGGATCGTCCCCTAGCCGCAGGGCAAATTGCAGCATATCCCACGTGTCCTGTGCCTTTTTCCATTTTGCCAGTTCATCCAGCCATGCCGCGTCGAATTGCGGCCCGCGCAGGGCCTCGGGCTCATGCGCCGAAAAAACCTGTGCTTCGGCGCCGTTGGGCCAAACAAGGGTTTTTCGCGAGGCTTGCCAATCCGGCTTCCTGTCCGGGGGGGAACAGGCCATGATGCCGCTTTCGCCGAACACCATGACCTCGCGCACCTGATCCACGGTTTCGCCCACAAGGGCGAGCCGGCGGCAGGGGCCGGGATCAAGCGGCCCCGCACCCTCGACCCGTGTTCGCACCCATTCCGCGCCGGCGCGTGTTTTGCCCGCGCCGCGTCCGCCCATGATGACCCAGGTTTTCCAATCTTCGGCTGGGGGTAACTGATGCTCGAGTGCCCAGAACTCGAACAGATAGGGCAGCGCCAAAAGCTCTCGGTCGCTGAGATCATTCAGGAAGGCGTCCTGTATCTCTGGACCGCCTGAGACGATCCAATCGGCACCCGATCGAATGCTTTGCCGCGTCGAGGTCAAGGTCGTATCCGACCGGTGAATGGTTGGTTTCTTTTTCACGTCTCTCAAGGTCTGCCTCCGCTTCCATTGCGATTTTGAGCCACTGTCGGATATCCGCGATCAGTCGCCCCGAATTGCCCAGCACGCCCGGCGTGCCGCGGCTCAGCTGTCGCTGAATGGTTTCAAGTTCGAGTGTCATGTCACAAAGCTGCTGCTGCAGCCTGACGACCGAGGTACTCAGCCCGTGCGGTTTGCTGCCGCGCGTATCTGATGTCATGCTTGCTCATTGCCTCATGCGGGTTGATGAAACTCCCTGCGCACGAGAGGCACGAAAAAAACGGCCGCAGGCATGACCCGGACCGTTCAGACGTTTCCTCCAATGTGACACAACCTATACGGGATATCGTGCGCTCTGTCAAAATGCGCCGCGGACGCAGGCCTCAGGCATTCTTAACCTTCACCCTCTGCGCCGGGCGCGTTAGTGTCGCGCTCATGACACTTTTTCCCGCTGATGACAGTTTTGTCAGATCTCTCAAAGGCGCGCTGCCCGAGGCCGCGTTCCGCTTGGTTGAGCCACGCTATCTCGAGGAGCCGCGAGGCCGCTGGACGGGCGTCGCAGGTGCGGTGGTTGCGCCGGATTGCGTGGAGGATGTGGCAACGCTGATCTCCATGGCCAATGCTGCGCATGTCCCGGTGATTCCCTATGGCGGCGGCACGGGCCTTGTTGGCGGGCAACTGTCCCCGAACGCCCCGGCCCCCGTGCTGCTTAGTCTGGAACGAATGACCAAGGTTCGCGACATTCATGCCAGTGAGAATGTCATGATCGTCGAGGCCGGTGCGATTCTGGCCGACATCCATGATGCGGCGGCACAGCAAGACCGTCTTTTTCCGCTAAGTATCGCGGCCAAGGGCACCGCGCGGATTGGCGGCCTGCTCGCCACCAATGCAGGCGGGGTCAATGTTCTGAGATACGGAAACGCGCGTGACCTGTGCTTGGGGCTTGAGGCCGTGTTGCCGGATGGACAGATATGGCGCGGCCTCAGGCGCCTTCGAAAAGACAATACCGGCTATGACCTTCGGAACCTGCTTATCGGGTCCGAAGGGACGCTGGGGGTTATCACGGCTGCGGCGT